TCATCTTCACTTAGTATTTCATTAATAATACGGGAAATATATTCCTTTATCTTTTTTTTGGATGTTGCCATACCTTGTTTTACTGCATCAAATAATTCTTTAGCTAATTGTGGATTGTTTGGTACTGTTCCTTTAAATGATTCAAAATCATTATTTTTTACAAATTCTCTAGCCATACTAGCACTTACACCTTCAACTCCTTCTGCACCATCTTCTCTTTCACCACTACTAACTATATTTAAAGTATTAAATCTAGGTGTTTTATCCATACCGTTCCAAGTATTAAGCAACTTTGTAAATTCTGGAACTCTATCACTACCACAAACAAAAGTAGCATCAGTATAACCATTTGCTTTTAATTTATCTGCGGCTTGTAATACATTCTTAATAGTAATATCATACACAATTTTATCTTGTATATCTGGAAATAGTTTCTTTAAGAAATTTACTTTGGTTTGATAATCCAATGGATTTTTATCAGGATCTTGTGATTGACTTGTAAAAATATAAAAATCACCACCATCCGCAGCATCTACTACAGTATCAATTAATTTTTTATGTCCTATTGTAGGAGGATTAAATCTACCAAATGCAAATGCTACGTGTTTCTTCATATACTATAAATATTCAAGTATAAATAAAAAATCCCGAATCTTTTGGATTCGGGATTTAAAAGGAATTGTTTTAAATAAATTAGTATTGAAGAATTGCGTAATCAATTGCTAAAGTTAAACTAATTGTCATAGCTTCACCGCTATCGCCCCAGTCTAATTCACCGAAATCTGCACTTGTAATAAACGCACCTTTAAGTGTCCATTCTTCTACTTTATCACCTACAGGACCAAGAACGTTTACTGTTAAATCTTTCTTATAGAAATCGCTATATCCATCACGACCAGTAACTGATTCATGACTCAAACGAATCCATTCCATTACTGCTTGAGCACCACTTGGTACAATTGGGTCATATAATTCAATTGATACATCATCCCAAGTAGTTTTACCTTTATAGTATCTTTGAATGTTGATGTGGTCAAGTGTCTTTTTTTCACTTTTTGGTGATGGTCTCTTGCATTTCTTAATTAAGAAACTTGGAATACCGTCACAATATAATATAAACCTATTCTTGACTTTTGGTTCAAATGTTGTAAAGAATATCTCATTACTGTTTAATAGATCTGCCATATTTTTAAATCCTTATTTGTTGTTTATTATAAATATAAATAAAAGAATATATTTTTGATTTTTATAATTAATTTTTAAATAGTTATACCGCATACGAACCAAAAACGAATTATGTCCAGATCTAAAAATTTAAAAAATTGGTTAACTATATATTGTAAATTTTGTAATAATGTGTTTGAATGTAGGGTAAGTAAGCCCAAAGTATTTTGTAGTAAGAAGTGTAGCAATAGTGATAGTTCTACAAAACAAAAGATAATTGACGGACAAAAAAAGACTTTTGATGAAAAATACGGCGGACATCCAATGACTACGGATGTAGTAAAATCCAACTTTAAATCTGCAATTATTGAAAAATATGGTGTAGATAGTTATAGTAAACTTCCAGAATATAGAAACAAAGTTAAAAAAACGATGTTGGAAAAGTATGGAAATGAAAACTATTCTAATATAGAACAAACCAAATCTACCATGTTGGATAGATATGGTGTAGATAATGCAGCTAAGATCAAGTCTGTTCTTGATAAACGATCACATACTAAGAAATCAAACCATTACGAATTCCTAATAAATTATTGTAATAGTAACAAGTTGCAATTTCTGTGTGATGAAGTGGATTATAAAGGTTATCACTTTAGTAATATTTATAAATTTAAATGTGATGTATGTAGTAAAACATTAGAAAGTACTGTTTATAATTTAAACAATTTATTTTGTGATTATTGTCATCCAGAGAAAATCACTACGGTTGAAAATCAATTTTATAATTTTTTACAAGAAATTTTACCAAAAGATATAGTAATTAAAAGAAATGATAGAACTGTGTTGAATGGCAAAGAATTAGATTTTTATATTCCCAGTTTAAAAATTGCGTTTGAAATCAATGGATTGTACTGGCATAGTGAAAATGGTGGCGGTATCAATAAAAATTATCATTTAAACAAAACAAAGTCTTGTAGTTTTTATGGCATTTCATTGATTCATATATTTGAAAATGAATGGATACATAAAATGGAAATTGTTAAATCAATAATTAAAATATTGACAAAAACAAATAGTCTTGTTAAAATTAATGCAAGAGAATGTAAAATCAAAGAAGTAAATGAGTCAGATAAAAATAATTTTTTAAACAACAACCATTTACAAGGAGAAGATAAATCTACAATCAAATTAGGAATGTATCTAAAAAATGACTTGGTAAGTATTATGACATTTAGAAAATCATCACGGTTTGATAAAACAAGTGATTGGGAATTGGTGAGATTTTGCAATAAAATTAATACTATAGTTAATGGCGGTGCAAGTAAATTATTAAAACATTTTATAAACCATTACAAACCAAAGAACATTGTTAGTTATAGTGATAGAAGATATTTTACAGGTAAAATTTATGAAACTTTAGGGTTCAAATTCGTAAGTCATACACCTCCTAATTATCATTATCTTATAAATAATTATAAAGATATTAGAAACCGCATGAGTTTCCAAAAGCATAAATTAGAAAAATTATTAAAAATATACAACCATTCGTTGAGCGAATGGGAAAATATGAAAAATAATGGTTATGATAGAATTTGGGATTGCGGACATGGAAAATATTTTTTAACCACATCAATATAAAATATTGACAAAAATAACAGACTTTGTATAATTTGCTTAAGCATTGCGCTTGATGCGCTTTTAATTGTTTAAACTTTGCGCTTTATCATACAATTTATTAATTTCTGTTTTTAATTTTTCAATATAGTTTCTGCTGCGCAATATCTTAAATACTAAGTTTTCTGTGCTTAATTCTCCTGATTTATCTAAACCCGATTGACGCATATCATAAACATCTTTAACTATAGTCTTAAGCTTCTCAATATCTTGCGTTTTAATACCTGAATTAATCTTCCTGACATAATCATTATATTTTTGTTGAATTTTTTCTTTATCAATTAGAATATTTTCTTTTTGTGGTTCAGTTAACCACTTATCTTGCATTAAACTATATACTCCAGATGACCTATTTTCTTTGGTAATATCTTGAATATATACTTCAACATTATGTCCTTTTAAATGAATATCATGTTCATCATTCCATTTTGATTTTAACGCATTTACTAATTTTTCAACAAGCTCTACATTTTCATCTACATCTTTAAAATCAATTACAACATGTACATCAAAATCACTTGTATCTGACCAATTAAAATTAGCTAAGCTTCCCACAAACAATATATCTTTTAAAGGCGCATCAGTTTCGGTATCAGTATAAAAATCTTTTCCTATTTGCAATAACTTTTCTTTAATTTCAGGTTTTAATTTTAAACCGTCCCATACATTTGGGTTTAAAATGTCATTGTATATTCTTACTTTCATATTTTAATTTTCGCCTTTAATTCATCAATAGCTTGTTGCGCACTTGTAAATATTATACCTGTACCGCCTGCAGCAATAAATGCTTCTATATTAGGAGACAAATCATCTATTAATATACTATTTGGTGTTGCATATTTAGCTTTACCTTTTCCAGAATCACTAAATATTATATTTTTTGGACCTGACCAATGTGTATTTAACCACTTTCTTTTTCCAGATTCTATGTTTTTTATATATTCTACAGCTTGTTGTCTAGGATTATTTCTTAATATTTGAGCAGCACTAGTACTAGTTAAAAACTTTAACTTAAATCTACCATCAGATGAAATGTTTGTTAATTCTTTTTTAAAAGTATCAAAACCTGACATTGGTTGCATATCTGACCAAAACTTTTCTCCATCTTCTAAAATTACTCTCCAGAACTCTTGTGTACCTTTATTAGCTTCAAATTCTTTTGGTGGTATATTTGTTAATTTTTCGAATTGTTTATCAAAGTCACAAAGAACACCGTCCATATCGCAATATATGATAATTTCATTGTTATTTTCCAATAAATTTGCGTCAAATATTTCTTTTAAAATTGACTTTAGTTTTATCATATACTATAATAAATAGTTATCCATTAGATAAAACCCATGACTTTGTAGATTCATCCCAACTATATAATTGTCCGTCGTTTGGATATGGTACTGGAGCTTCCCATCTACAAGTTTCTTCATTTAGAAACCAACTCGGATATGGTTTAGGAGATATAAATGCATCTAAATTAATATCATATTTATATCCAACTCCTGCATAATTTTTTCTTATTCTACCATTATAACTTGTTTGTTTCCAATTGCCTCCAAATAAACTACGACACCAATTTTCTCCATTTGATTCGTATTCATCTGGAATTACAACCACTCTAGTTACAATATTATCAAATCCTATTTCAGCAAAATGTGCCATAATTTTTATCCTGTATATGTAAATGTTCCACTTGATGTAAATGTATGTACTGTATAACCATTTGCATTTGTAATTGTACCGCCTGAAGCCTTTATAGTTAAACCATAATATCTAATAATTACGATTCCTGAACCACCATTTCCTCCAACACTTTGAATTCCACATCCACCACCTCCACCACCAGAATTCACTGTTCCATTTCCACCATTCTGTCCACCTCCACCTTGTCCACC